CGACAGGTTGACCTGCTGTGATGCTACCACTAGCCGTAAACGTCTGTTCACCGCCGCCTGATGCCGCTACCCAACTAATGTCATCCGCACCCGCGGTCAGTACTGTACCCGTTGCGCCTTTGCTTAGTCTTGCTGTAGCTGCGCTGCTGTTACCATAAATGATAGAACCGCGAGGCACTGCATCTAAAGTGTTTAACTCAGCCGCCGTGCTGGTAACTCCAAGATTAGTCAAAGCCGTTGCTGCGCTTGCTACGTCTGACAGATTGTTTACAGCGGCTAACCCGCCGCTAGTTACAAAAGACGTAAATGCTACAATCTCAACAACGTCATTAACCACCGCAGCACTAGCCAGAACAACGTCAGAGCCGTTGGTCGCGGTGTAATCCGCAGCGGCTAGTTTTACACCGTTCATATATACATCGACAAAACCTACGCTGTACCCGCTTGTAGCAAAGCTAGTCTGCCCTGCCGTAGCAGTAAAAGCCTGACGCTTCTGCGTGGCCTGTGGTACTGGCTGTGTGCCTATGTATCCTGACATATTTTACTCCTAAACAGGCTTTGGGGGCCAAGTTATGTTCGTGGGAAACCCAGCTTGTGCAGGTACGTCACGCAGTGCTTGTCTGTACGTGCGCCAATCATCAGGTATATAGTCAGGCCAAACCTTGCTGTCAGATTCTATTAGTAGTTCGTCACGCTGCGCCCGTACTTGAGTTGCGCTTGCAGCCACTGGGTCAGATTGAAAGTTAGGCCAGTTTGACATGTCTTCTGCATCATCAAACACTGCGCCATCGCCTGTCGTTTTGTTGTACCAAACCTTAGACATGATAAACCCTCACATTTCCTGCTGCACCTGTGCCACCAGCATTGCTGGAGTTTGTTGACCCACCACCGCCACCTCCCGGCGCAGACCCGTCTGTTCCTGTTGATGCCACTGCACCACCTGCCCCAGAAAACTCACTGGTTCCCGGAGAAGAAACAAGAGCGCCGCTGCCTCTATATGCACCTCCATTACCTCCCCCAAACAAACTATGCTCAACACTACGATTACTTCCTTGGTAGGTTTTTCCAGCGGCATAGTATACATTAACAACCCCACTTGGCAAAACAGAGGAGCTACTAAAAATACTCCCCGACTGGGTTTGTGAAACTAACGTAAAATCATCACCAGCGGTATCAATAACGTCTATAGAACCCGAAGTTATTTCAAACACTCTATCTGGTGTAGTGTTTGAAGTACCTGCAGTTGAAAATACTAAACTTCCATTTGCTGGTGTAAGGGTAAATGTTGAAGCATTTGGAGTGGTGCCGTGATATTGGTTAGTGCCGCCAGCATTCCCGGCTTTAGCGGCCCCAACAGCATACGCTCCACCATTAAAGAAACTGGCTTTCCCGTAGAGAAGTGTTGCAGCCCCTCCATCCCCCCCATTACTATCGGCGCTATCTTTGCTGCCGCCCCCGCCACCAGAGCCTAGCAAATAAATCCAAACATAAGCATCGTCAGCCAAAGACCCTTTGCTCCATGTACCTGACGAAGTGTAAGTGTTTGTTGGCGATGACCAATCTGTCGGAAACACAACTGCCGATGCACCAGTTGCAGCCCACGCAATGTCCGTACCGTCTGAAGTTAAAACCGTAGCCGCGCCACCAGCAGCCAGAGGTGCAGACACGCCAGAACTATTGCCAACATCAATAGAACCTCGCGTTAGGGCGCGTGTAACGGTGCCTGTAGCAGTTACAGAACCTCCAACAGTGGTATCTCCCGTAGCAGTAAGGTTGCGGATCGCGGTAACGTCTTTGTTTGCATCCGCTGTAAGAACCTTGTTGGCCTCTGTGGTGCCGTTGGCTGACACCTTATCGTTCAGGTTTAATTCCTCAATAGACGCATCAATACCCGAAATAATTCCAGAGCTTTTGCTGCCAATATATCCAGCCATTAGGTAATCTCCAACACCGACAATACAGTATCTACGCTACTAGCCGTGTCTGACACTACTTTAACAACATCAGCGGCTTCTAAAACAACTTTTCCGTCTAGGACAGACAACGCCCCCTGCGCGGGTATCGGTGCATTCTTTACAATGTAATAGTCTGTACCGCTTCTAGTAATGTAGGCACTGACCTTGATTTGAGTTGTAAGAATGTTGGCAAGGTTTATCCCTACCGCGACTGTCTGTGTGCTTGACGCTACTGTACGAACGGTAGCGGGTGATGTTCCCGTTGCACTCGCCAAATAACTCTTAAATGTATTAGCCATCGTTTATCCTAACGCTATGCTTAGTGCCAAAACATCATTAATAGATGCCCCTACATCTGAAGCTGTCGCACTAATAAACACCTCCGCAGAACCCCCTAGAGTAATGGCGTTGCCACTATTACTACTTTCTGAAGGGGTTCTGGAAAGAGTTGTGCCAGACGAGGTGTATGTACCAGAACCAATTTCAAAGTTGGTTCCTTCTTCTATCACATAACGCACCGTATCCCCGTTGGAGACCCCCGCATTTGCGAAGCTTTGGAATCCCGCTACAGCAGAACCCAAACTGATGGTCCCCGTTCCCGTAGTGGACGTAGACATCTTTGCCCTGTTTACAAGCACCACCATGTTTTATGCTCCGAAAGTAACTCGTTTAAGCTATCCTAATAATCGCGTTGCTTGCGTCAGGCGTAGGGAAAACAATCGTAAAGTCACCAGAACTAGCAGATTTATCGCCACCAAAATCCAAGACACACACTGACGGGTCACTTGTTGCAGCCTCGTTATAAATCAACGCCCCTCTTACACCAGAGATTGTCACGTTAGAAAACACCTCATCCGCAAAGTCTGTTAAGGCTGTAGTGCTGCTAGTGGTTGGCGTTACACTGGTTAAAAACTGGCCTTTTGCCGTATAATTAGTGCCGCTAATTTCGTTACTGCTAGTGTATGCTGTGGTCGCAGCCGTAAAACTTGCGCTGTTATCATATAGCGCAAGTTTAAAAACATCACTCGCTGCGGTAAAGTTGTGCTTTGCTTCCATAAGTTCTTTTTTGAACGAAGTGCAAAGAAAGTTTCCAGAAAAAGCCATATCAAAGTTTCCTTATATGTTCAGCCAGTTCAGGGTGACCAGCCTGTTTAATTGCATTATATACAGTAGTACGGTCCCCTTGAATAGCCTGTTTCATATATAGCACCAAGAGCTTCTCTATGCTGCTTTTATATTCTATCACCTGTTCTCGTAAAACAGGATGCGCAGTTTCAGAAACCACAACCATTTTGTTTATGCAACGGTTAGCCACTTCTTCAGGGCTAGACCCCCTGTTATTTGTTGTATGAACCTCCACTTTGAAGTCACTTCCCATAGACGCCTGTACGGACATATTCATTGTTTCTCCCTCACAACTTGACCAACGCGGTAGTTTTGTGTTGTTTCTTTAGCTTCACCCAATAGTTTCAGTCCAACCAAAGATTCTTGGAACCGCTTGTCGTACATCGCCATAACATCCTGCTCACCCTTCATAAAAATATACGCCTCTACTAAAGAACCGTACAAAAGAGTTAACTCTGCGTTTTCACTCAACCATGTTGTTCCGCTATCCGACCCTGCGGTAATACTTGCAGGTCGATACAAATAATGAAGCTCCGTGGCAAAAGAAGCGTTTGGAGTCGGCGCTAAAATAAAATTATTTACATCAAACGAGGCATAATACTTCGGCAAACCCGTGACCGTTGAGTCGGGGTTGTACGTCTGTATAAAACTAACGTCCTTAAACTCTACAAACACCTCTTCCGAGCTAGTGGTGTAGCTTAACGAGTAAGGCGCTAAAAAATCGTCCGGCACCCTAAGATACTTGTTGCCTTGCGACATAGTTCCCGAAGCGTTTCTTCTAAACAGGTTTAGTTGAACAGATTTTAAAATGCGTTCTTCTGCAGACCGTATAAAAAGGGGCAGATTATTTACAAACGAAGTCTCCGTATTCTCCGTATAATCTTGGAGGGCTTGCTTTAATGTTGCGTATGTATAGCTCATTCAATCACCTATGGTGTGTTCGCCGTTCCGCCCATACCACTATGGTTGGTGCAGTAGTAATAGAGGGTTGGGGCAGAATTTGCGACAGTTATTTGAACATACGCACCAGCCTGACCCGCCGTTCCCGACGTGGTTACGCCCGTAGTGTACTCAGAGCCGCCCGCGTGTGTACCGTTTGCAGTGGTGCTGAACCGTAATGGATGGCTACTATTGGACGAGGCCGATTGGTCAAGCCTAAACGTGCTGCCCTCTGCTAAACTAATCGTCGGGCTAACAACCCCGTCTATGTAGAACTTATTGCCCGTTCCATAAGGATTAGTGCCACTAGCCACTGTAACAATATAGACGTTGCTGGTAACAGTAACAGAGCCTGATGCTGCTGTGCCTGATACCCCCGTAACCGACACATCTACGGATGTTCCGCCCGACGTGTTTACCGTAACAGAGCCTACGCCCGACGTTAAAGAGGGTAAGGACGCAATAGAAGAGGGCATTTCCGTCACACCACTGGTTGTCCAAACGCCGTTACCCTCGTAGACGATACCGTTAGTAGTTATTACTTGAAATGCCGCGGTACGATCTAGCGTTTGTGGCCTAGCGTCTTTTAAGGCTTGTGGATCAGAAACCGTTCTAAACGGTCCTAGCTGCGGCTGTTTGGGCTCAAACTCGTCCTTACCAACCAACAGGCCATTCCACTCCCGCCGCATGTCTTTATATCTGTACCGAAAACCGGAACGATCTGATATCGCAAGGGCGTTTTTACCGCTGGCAAACTTACCCATCAGCCTGTCCTAAAGTACTGGTATTGAGGTACTACGTTAAACGAAGCCCTGTCACGATCCTCGGTCATGGCACGTTCAAACTCTTCTTCATACACCGCCTTTAATAACTGAACGCGTTGCGGGGCCCGCTTTATAGCAATGTAATACGCTAATCCTGCAGCTAGACAGGGATAAAATCGAAAGGGCATGTCTAACGTGTTTATAGCTGTATCCGCATCATTCATACGAGTAAGCGCGTTGTAATACACAACATCCGTACTGTTTTCTGGCGCAGGCCATATTTTTAAACTAGGCGTGATTTGACGATCCAAGAAAAACTGGTTGGGTCTGCCTTGAGAAGACTTATCGGGAACCGTTTGGTATTCCTCTCGGCTTAAACGAAGCAGCGCGTAATCCGTGCCGTCCCTGCGGATAACCGCAGACAAAATATCAATAACGTCCGGTAATAACGAATACTCTCCGGTGCCTTGTGTCATGGTCACGGTGCGTTGCGCTATTGTCCATTGATTTAAACCTCTGTTGGCCCACTCTGCCAACATTAAATTTAACGACCGTTTTGCCGTTTTAAAATCATAGCCTGTTCGAACCTCCAAACCGCAACGCTCAAAGGCTTCTTCGACGTACTCAGCTACATCTAGCTCAAAATCCACGCTGTTAGAAACTGCCATGTCATTCCTCGTTGTACAGATTATCGAATATTCGATTAACGTCTAAGGTGTAGTCTAGATCAGATTTAGAGTAATGTACATGCTGAGACGGCTTGAAGTCAGGCGCACCTTCCCCCGTTTCAAACCACGCGGGATGCGTCACCCTCACACGGTTATTAGGAAGACCCACAATGTTTCCTGTCCAATCCCCCGCGTTTAATAGCTGCAATACATGAGCCTGCTTGTGTTGCGCAGGATCATCCGCAACATCCGTATCGGTGTAATCTACAGTAAACATGTACTTTGCCGGAAAGAAAGTGCCGTCAATCTTTGCTAACCACGGACACGGGGAAGCCCTTTCCAACACATACGCCGCGTGAGTATGTGAGGGGCAGTCCCAAGGTTGTGCTTCATGTACTGCCATTGGTTTGGGCCAATCCTCTAACGGTTCGTCTGCAACTAAAGCCGTTATGGGCATTCGGGCCCACATAGCTCCGCCATGCACGTTCTCTCCCCCCTCTTCGTCCACCTCGCATCCCGTAAAAATAAGCTGAAAGCTTAAACAACGGTTAGGCATGGTAGTTACGGCTATTGCCATAGCGTGTAAAAATTCACCATGATAACGTTCATGGTTTACAGTATACTCGCGGCGAACCCAGCACTTGAAGTGTGGGATATTGCTCTGCAAAAACGGCATTCAGGTTATTTTCTTTTAACCGCGCCACCTTTAGCATAACCTTTTTTCTTCATCATTGCGCCACCCATGCGGCGTTTTACTGCGCCGCCAGCCTTCATTTTTTTAACGGCACCACCCGCTTTTATCTTCTTTGCTGCTCCACCCTTGGCGTAACCTTTTTTCTTCATGTTAGATTTCCTCATCTCTCCTCCTGTGGCGGCGCGTTGTGGTTGAGCGGTCTTTGCCGCTGCGGCAAAATTTGCTGCCGTGGGCGCACCCTTTGTTCCCGGTTTTCGCATGGTTTCTTTTGATCCGGCAGCAATGCGCTTTCGTTTTTTATGTATGTTGTCGTATAAACCTGTTTTAGCCATTAGCACTTCCACCTTTTTCTAGCCTGCCGCAAACGACTGTTTGGGTCTTTCGCAGCTTTTGGAAACTTCTTCATCTGACCCGCGGACCTTGCGCAGTAAGACTTGCGCCGTTTTGCAGCTTTACTGCCCGCTTTGACCTTGCCCGTCACAGCCTTTTTTATCTTGGACCCCGGATTGGCTTTCCTGTGTGCCGCTAAACCCTTGGCACTCATTCCCGCACCGTCTTTAGTCTTGCGGTAATTTCCGCCCTTACCTGTTGTTTTTGGTATTGGTTTATCGTCAGACATAAAAACCTCAGTTAAAGAAAACAGTTACATCCGAAACATTGGTTAGCACAGCAAAACAACCGTCAGGAAATAACATTCCCTCATCAGGAATGTACACGTTGTCATCCGTGTTGTCAGCAAACGCAAAGGTTAGCTGCACTGCTCCGTTTACGTCTTTATTCCTGAGAACTAACGCCGGACTTGTCCCACATTTGTAATGAATGGCTTTTACTCGGGCCCTGCCCGCAAAAACGGTGCCCGAAGCAGTTAAGTTGGTTGCTTTTACATCTGAAGCCATTGTTTTAGCCTTTTAACTGTGGAAGATGGTCACCGAAGTACATCCTGTAAACGTAGAAACAAATATGTCACTTACACGAATGCCGTCATCAGGAATGTTAACAGAATGCGTAGAAGAAGCATCTAAATCCATGTCCAAGACTACCGCGCCGCTGTCTCCGTCCGTAACCGTAAATCGCGGGGAGCCTGTCGTAGTTTTAACTTGAACTTGCCGTATTCGGGCGGGTCCTAGACCCGCCGAACCCGTTGCAGTTAAACGCTTAGAGCGTACATCAGAGCCTGCCATCTAGTTACCCCTAAACGTTGTTGCTCTGAGCATACACAACCGTTACAGCGCCGACACCGTTGCCAGTATTAGCTGTGGTCACAATCAGACGGTGATCGCCCGTCCCTGTGTTCAGCCATTTTGCTGTGCGGGTTGCATCAGTACCGGGACTAGCCGCAACAATACCTACAGCATTGCCTTGAATCGCGCCTGCCGCTGTCAAAGAAGTGGCTGCACCTACGCCGCCTAACCCCAGAGTTGTGGCCCCACCGCTCCAAGCCGTGGTCACGGTAATATCAATAGATATCAACTGGCTGTTGGCTGGAATTATAATGTCTGTGGTTGTGGTTGTAGCAGTCTGGTCAATCGCTGCTGTCTGAGACATTGCAACAAAGCCCGTGTTCTTCATGTCTGAACCAACAGTCGTTCCAGTGGTGTTTTTAATGGTTCCGGCCTTAATAGGGCCTGAAAAAGTAGTCGTACCCATGTCAATCTCCTGTCTGGGTTTAGTCAAGCACAGGGTGCGCTTGTCAGGGAATAAATAACGTATAACACAAATTAACCAAAAAGAAAGGGGCCCTTTGAACAGGCCCCTTCCAAACTGACACTGGCGGGCGTCTTAGAATACACTAGCCCCCGCCATTAGCCGTTTTTACGCTGCGCCCGGAGTTCCGAACACCGAACGCCAATCGGAAACACCAAACGAATAACGCTCACGCGCTTTAAAGCGCATGTTTCCAGTATCAAAGTCACCTTCCATTGCGGTTTTAATAGCCGCACGGTTGAAGTACTTGAAACCGTTTGGAGCGTCGGTCTTTATGAAGTACGCATCGGTATCCGTGAGGAAGTGGTTTACAACCGCGCCCTCGGGCAACATACCCATGTTCTTCATTGCGTTGTTGTCGTTGTCCGCTGTTCCGCTACGCAGATTAGAGTTCAACACACGTTCCGCAATAAACTGAAGCTCTTTTGGAATAACCAGCTTCGTTCCGCGAACCGCAATCTTCAAACCACGCTCATCGGTAAGACCCGCAATGTCAATTAGCATTTGCTCCAACGAAGTTTCGTTGAGGTCTGCTGCTGTAGCCAGAAGGTTAGTCTGGTTACCCGACAGAGAAGGGTGTGCGTTAGAACACAAGGCCACACCGTCGCCAATCGCATTTGCACCCGCCAAGAACGCGTTGTTCAGGATAGCTGCGGCTTTGATTTGCTTGGTTTGAGCCATCGACCGTGCCAGAGCTTTCGTGTACCGCGAAGCAAGACGATCATACAGATTGTCCTCAATCGCTTCCTCGGTAATCGAAAACGCAAGCGCAATGGTTTCGTGTGTGTAACGCGCCGTGTAGGTTTCCCGTGCCTCGTCAAACGAGATGGCAGTGCCCTCGCCTTTTGACGGTGCTGTTGAGAAGCCTCCGAGCATAACTTCTTCTTCGAACGCCCGATCCGAGCTTTCTTCATCGAAGATTTCACTATGTTCGTTTTCATAACGACCATATTCCAGACCAAACAGCGCGTTAAGTCCGGGTTCTAGCTCTTTCGCTAGTTGTGCGCGAGAAATAGCCATTTGTTAGCCCCCTTCTTAAACGCCTGTCGAGGTCGCGGTAGTCTGCGAATCGAAACGGCTGGTGGGTGAATTGAAGTGAGCATTGATGCGAACCAGCATCGGAATACCCGCGGAAGTGAAGTCACTATTAGCCTCATCGTCCGAAATACCTACAATGCGAAGTGGCAGCGTTGCAGTGGTATTAATGGTACTAACTCCAAGCGCAGAGTCCGAGCTACCTGTTGCGGTAGAACCTGTCCGTGCAGAAGTTCCTAGAGACGCGTTAGCGAATACAGCGGCTTGCGCAGTAGCCCGATCAGTCAAGGAAGCGTCAGACGCGACCTTAAATACCTGCATCGGATTGTCTGCAACAAAGGCTTTGACAGGGTGGTTTGTGTCTACAGACACAGCACCCGATCCGGGCCAGTAGCTGATGAACACAGGCTTTTTCTGTGTTGCATCCATGTACTCTACGCCCATCAGTACACCGAGTGCTTGCGTAGTACCACCACTGGTGGCACCCGCATAATCAATAACGCCTGCCGCCAAAGGAACGACAAGACCATATTGATAAATAGCATGGGTGTTGTTGGAAGCGATTTCATACTGAGTTACCCCAGTTGAATTAGTTGCGCTTCCCACTAGACCGACAGGACGAAGACCATAGGCAGTTTCTTGATTTGCCATTTGATATTTCTCCTAGTAAGGCGGCTTACTTTATAGGACCGCCAAAGGTTATACGGGACTGACGATCAGGTTTGTTGATCGTCATGGTTGAGTGTGCATTCTCCCGCATCATATCTTGGTCAACTGCTTCCATCTGGTCTTTATTTCGGTTCGCGAAATACTCCGTCCGTTCAGCAATCGTCTCAATAGGAATGCGGGCAAGCATCAATCCGCCAACCCCAAACACACCAGCGTATTTACCTGTTTCAACTACCGGAGACTCAAAGTCAGGGTATTCGTCTTGACGAACAAGTTCCCAACCTTCGCGCATCTTCGCGCTAATGTTCTTCCTATCGTCAAAGCCTTGCGTTTCCGCACGAATCCAACGATGCTTGTAACCTTCCGGTGCAGGCGGTGCGTCTAGCATAGACGGGGGAGCCCACGGCTTACGCGCAGCCGTCTTTTCCCTAGTTTTGTTAGCGCGAGGAGTTCTGTCTGTCATAGCCTTAATCCTTCACGTATTTCGCGTATTCGCTTAATGGCACACCCAATTTTTTCGCTATTGCGACTTGGCTAGGAGTGAGTCTAACCTTCTTTCCAGTGCTGCGCCCAGAGGTACTTCTTGAAACTCCAGCAACCGTCTGTGCGGGCCGTCTACTGGTGTTATTTGCAGGCGTTCTGAACTTTTCAGAAATGCGCTGATCTAATTCATTATAGTAGTCATCGCTCTGCGGGTCAAACCCTTCTTCTTCCACCAACTTCTTGTGGATTCCAAAAGCCGCAAAAGTCATGGCTTCGTCTTGACCAAACCACTCGTTCTTTTCCGCCCAATCCTCGGCCTTTCGGTCAGGACGGCGCATCTGTTGTTGCTGCGGTTGAGCCTGTTGCTGCGGTTGTTGAGCCGCAGCCTCTTTTTGACGCTCTTGCTGCATTTTAGCCTGAGAAGCCCTGTCGTTCTCTATAGATAACGACGTTAACTTGCGTTGAGCCTCTACCGCGGCCTGAGTATCGCCCAACTCCATAGCACGGGCCATCTCTTTTTCAGTCTGAGCAAGCTGTGTCTCCACACGCGTGGTATATTCGTTGACGTAACTGTTATCCAAGCTGGACATACGCTCTTTTAACGAATTTGCCTCGGCCTGAACCTGCTTTGCGTAGTTCAAAGCCTCGTTTTCACGACGCTCCGCCTCTCGCATCTTCTTTGTAAGACGATTTATGCGCGATTGCGTGGCGCTTTCCGCCTGTTCGAACTGATCCCCTGATTCTGCCTCAACGCTAGGCTCTACCGAAACCTCCGTTTCTTCAGAACTCTCTAGTTCTAACTCAATCTGATCATTTTCTGCCATCTTTTTCTCCTAGAAATGCAAAATATCTTCAGGATTAGAGATTTTAGCCAAAACCTCGTCATCATTAAGAATACGGACCTCGCCACCGTCGATCTTGAACCGCGAACCCGCGTAACGAGCAAACATTACCCAATCACCCTTCGCGCACCACGGACCATCTGGAAACTTGTCCCCGTCCTGATACGCCAGTTCCCCGACCTTCAAGACATACCCAACCTGCGTAGACACAGATTGTTCCTCAACTACTTTATCCGGTAGATATATGCCGCCCTCTGTCTGACCCTTTCCCTTGTATGGGAGAATCAACAGACGCCATCCCGTAGGACTAGGCATTTTTTCTAAAAGAGATTGACCCAAAGCTGAAGGGTCTAAAGTTGTCTGTACTTTCTCTTTATAAGCATCTTCTAAGTTCGCCACGCCCTTTTTGGCAGCGGCTAAGTCTATTGCATGTGCTTTAGTCAACACTACGCTCCTGTTTATCTAGCAGGCCCTTGAGTTCCTGTTCCACATGATTCAGGGCCTCTAAGTTGCCCATAAGCTCACGATATTGCTCTAGTGATTTAACGTTGCCGTACTGCATTAGATCGACAACGCCCTGTCTTCTTTCCCTTATAACGCGAAAAACAGCTTCTGCAACGCGTATCTCATCCATTCCCAGATTCTCCCATTTAATCTTATATGGGAAACCTACTTGTTTTTTAGTAAACGTGCAACGAGTCGTCCATAATTTTTATTGGCAAGCAATATGCAACCGCTCTGTCCGCTGTTGCTATACCATGAGTGCTGTAACGCTCTACAAGAGCCTCGGCTACCCTATTGCAAACGTTTAACTGGGAAAAATACAGATCATCCACAACTAATTTACGTTCGCTCCCGTAGCCGAGATACAGCATGAGAACGAACGCGTACATTAAAACACAACTTCAAAGTGTGGGGCGTCGATAAACGGCCTGCGACCCTGTGATCTGCGAATGTCAATGTAGCTGTTCATTGCATTCTCTGCGCTACCCTCCCACGCACCAAGATCATCTATCGTCCACGCCGCGCCCCAACGGAGCTTTACACCCGCAGCCTCGGCACCTTCCTTCATGGCGTCCGCAATCTCGTCGTATAGGTTGAGTTCCCAACGCCCCCCGTCGCAGTAAGCCATCAAATCAACGGCGTTACCGTCAATGTGTTTTGATTTCATGGTCTGCGAGGCCCCTTTTGCAACCAATGCGCGTTGCTCTTCTATTGTTCTCAACCCGCAGATGACCGAGAAGTCCTGTTTCGTTACGCCGATAGCGTATTTCACGACCGTTACCAGATCGTCGTTGACACCTTCTAGCCTTGATAGGCTTCGCTTTCCTAACTTGTATCCCATAACTACTTCCCCGCATATTTAGAGATTGCTCTATTTCCAAACCAAAACGCTAAGACCGCCGACATGAGTCCAGCTGTTTCTGGGTCCCACATAAGTTCAACAGCTTCCGTCCAATCGCCGCCCGACTGCCCTACTTTAACCATGATAACTACTTTCGTAGCTACGAACAGTCCGAAAAAGGCATAAGTAATAACAGGACGAACACTGCCCCGAAGAGCGTTGATAAATCCGCCAGCGTCGATAGATCGGTCATGCTCATATAACCCCTTCGTTTCCGCGATATCAGCCTGCTTGTCTAACTCAACCAGTTTCATCTCAGAACGCTTCTGCGCTAACTGCGTTTCAAGTTGCATCATCTCCATACGATGCTTCTGAACCTGATTAGCCTTAAAATAGCTAAGGACCTCGGGCAGAAAAGAACTGCCGAAGCCTAGCAAACTTCCTAATAATGCCATCATTTCTCTGATCCTAACCACACGGCGAAGGCACCTGTCATGGCACCCGTTACGGTTGCAGTAAGCGCAGTAGCTTGCGTACTAACAACATCCTGCGGTAACGACATAAACCACTCAATCACCCTGATATACATAACCGTCATTACCAACATCATAAGCCGAGGCATAACCTTCCACGCCAAAAACTTTTCCATAGTCATTAGAAACCTCCTTTCAGGCCATCTAATATTTCCGACAAGCTAGGTCGCTTGTCCTTCCTCTCATAAAGACAACTAAATACCTTCGGACACTCGGAAAAACTCTTTGTAGGGTAATGATAACCCAAGCCACCGTACCCCGCTGTAAACCTATAAACACAAACCTTTTGACCGTTTTCGGCTGTAAGTCGTTTCCATAAGTGACACTGAACATGCGTCGGATTAGCCACTCCCGCAAGAGTTACAGACAAAATAAGCGCGTTTATCATTGAGTAACCAATACTATTAAGTACATACCACCACCCAAAACGCCGATTATACCAAGACTTAACGCACCAATAGCCATGTTATTCTGTATCTGGCGCTTGGCTTCCATAGCCGCGTAAACAGTCTCTTCCCGTTCAGCACGTATCTTGCGCCGCATACCCAACATCTCGTCGTAAGTCCCTAAGCCAAACCTATAGTCCAGCATGAACTTAATCTCTTTCTCTTTTTCCAGTAAAGTCTTCTTGCGGATCACGATATCCATAGCTTCTTGCTCTATGTTATCGGTTCCATGAGTCTTCTTATCCAACCACGTTGGATTCTTACGCTGAGACTCGGCCTTGGTTATGTCCGCAACAGCGCAATACCACGACCCAAGTTGCTTACTTACGTCCTGCATCTCACGACCAGCACCAACCAACATCTTCACGCCCTTAAATGCGGCGTTAGCTGCGGCAAAAGCCGTTACAGGATCAATCATCTACCTCTCCAACATGCGGTCCATTTTAGCGTCTAACGCATCCAAACGCGTTATAACCCGATTCATGTCC